AATCGCATCTATTATGCGTTGTCAAGCGTTGATAATCAGGTACTTATGCGATTGATGCGGCGTACCCCCCACCCCTATCGCTATTTTTGACGGGCCGATGGGGGGATGAACGGGTACGCACCGTATATAAGGGGCTTCAGATTTTTTTACCTAAACTTTTTAAACGCGTTTTTAATCAGGCATAATCGTCGTTTTAAAACGAACAGCCTTAAACGCGTGGTAAATACGGTAATTACGCCCTTTATAACAAGCTAAACACGATGTTTATAAGAGCGAACATGGTGTCGATGATAACGTCGCGTTCAACGAAGAAGAGAGCCATAGCTATGATCCACCTGATCTCCGTTTGAAACTCGCTCACAACTCATTCTTAAGTTCTTTAAAGCGTAGTTCATCGACGATTTTCTTAAGGTTATCTATTTCTCTTTCGTAGAAGTCGAGTCTCATGTTTTGTTGAGCGTCGTCTGGGAGCGCGCCTAGTTCGCCTCTAGGCCATTTAATACGAAATTCACTGTTCATATGTATATCGTCTTTAAGGCGGATTATTTCGACTTCCAGCGTGGATATACGATTAACGATGACAGAGTATGACCAGACGGCTACACAGATTCCAACGACGAGTTTAGCGGCGAAAGCAGCGTTCGCTTTGATCTGGGTATTATCGTCTAGTTTCATATGTATGTGGTTATTCTTTGTCTAAATAATGTTTAAGTCCGGCTGACATCGCGATATTAACGAAGTCCTGGTCGGTCGCTTCTTCCTTTCCCCACTTGACCATCATGGCGAAGGTATCGTCGTCCATCTCGAGTTCCCAATCGTAACAGGTTACTTTCGTTTCTTTGACGAGTTTAATGATGGGAAGATCTTCTTCAGTCTCTTTCGTTGTCATCGAGGAAGTCAGCGTCGAAATAGATCGAGTCATCGGTCATGTAATCGAGTTTAAGCATTTCGATAACACCGACTATAGTCGCGTGATTAAGGTCATATTCTTGTCTGTAACGATGTACTACGTTTTGTAGATCGAATAAGAAGGAGTCTGTTTGTTCGTCGATATCCATATTACGACTATATTAAAGTTAAAGTTTAAATTTTACTAGCTTGTTTTTAACGCGATTTTATTTCCGTTATAAACAACGACTTACAACTCTAGTGTTGACATGTCGCCTGTAATGGTTGTAAATCGTTATAATCCGTTATATACGCGTGTACAAACTCTTTCGTTATAAACGACAAGATTAAGAAAGAAGAATTTCAAGGAGTCATTTAGAACCATGTCGTTTGTAGCTTCGCTTTATTCGAAATATTAAACGCGCTGTTCATGAACTTTTCTAACTCCTCTTGAATAAGATCTTCTTTTCTATCTTTTATCTTAAGATCCGCATTAATCGCCATTTGTTCCGTCCAGTAATTAACGGCGATAGAAAGAGCGTCTAAGCGGTCGTCTTGTAACAGACTGCCTTTTTCGCGAGTAATACGCGATAACTGATAGAATAAAGCGTAACGGTTCTGACTTTCTATAGGGTAAGAAACAATACTCTTGAAATCGTTCTTAACGACGATAGGATCGACGATTAACCTATGCGCGTTAAGAACTGGTTCAAGGGTGTCTATAATACGTTTTTCCTTTTGAATGTGATGTCTAACTTCATTTATTGTAACGGGATAAATCGCGTTTATAACGGGCTTTAAAAGCTCTGTAAACATTCCGTCTCCCATATTAGACTCGATAATTACTTCGTTTACTTTAAAGCGTTTCGCTATAAGGGATAGTTCTTTTAGAACATTGTCTCCATAACCTCCTTTTATTCCGTTACAATCGTGGACGAATAAAAACCCGTTTAACATTTTAACGACGCTATAAGCTGTTTCGTCTTTTCCTCGACCACTAGGATCGATAGACATGACGGAACCTGTGTAATCGACCATGTCTCCTAAGGTTTCTAACGGACGATAATAACGGTCTCCATTAAAGCCCATGTTAGGAATGTTGTCGATCACTTGATCAGGGCCGCTGGCCCATACGTATTTCTCATGTGCTACATCATTGTCTAAATCTTGTACGATTAAATCGTTAATCTTTAACGGGTATCTATCAGCGTCGCTTAAGCGGGGGTTTAAAAGGAACTGTAAAGCGTACCCTGATCGTCCGTAGGAAAGCTTTCTTTCTTCCAGGTCTATATCGTTAAACCTTAAAGGTTCGGTCGATCTACCAATGTTGTCGTCCGTTGTAGCGTCGTTTATAAAGGGGGCTATGGCTCCTTCATAGATAGTGTCGTTCTTTTTATGCCCGACGTATTCTGACGGCCACACACGCGTCTCATAGCCTCTCTCCCGCAGTTTAGTGTAGATAGAGTCCTCGCATTGAGGCGTACCTAGAAACAGGATCCTGGAGGTCTTAAGCGGCTTTATAATCGCATCAAACTCTTTTACCTGGTCTGATAGCTTATCACGCATTCCTTGGGTCGCTGAGTTGTTCGCTACCTCCACGTCATCAGCGACGATTATATCCGCCCGTGACCCGGTCAACTGCGAAGTAATACCTAACGATTTAACCGACGGTGCATGGGACGCTGGAGCAGGACCGACATCAAAGCTGATCTTACTAAAGCGTTGTCCATCACGCGGCTTTAAAGACGCTAATACCGGGATCTCATGGATCAACCTAAGCGTAAAGGTACTGAAGTCATCAGAACGCGTTTTAGACGCAGACACCACCAGGATGTTCTTAGAGGGGTCTAGAAGGAGTTGATGGACGACATAGGCGGAACATATCCACGATTTACCAACGCCACGAAAAGCCATCACTATGGCGCGTTTAGGGCCGTTCTGAAGGTACTGTGATATGTCGTATTGTAACGGCGTTGGATCAGGCAGTCCTAAATGTTTCCAACAGACAAATAGGAAGTTACGGAAGTCTTGAAGCTCCGCTGGAACTTCGTGTTGAGCGCTCATTACTGCGACTGTCTAATCGCTTCTTTGTCTTCGGGAGAATCGTCAAAGGGTAATACATCTGCAAGCTTACCCAATGGCGATGTCTTCTCAGTGACGCTAATGATGTTGTTGTCCTTGAGGAATTGCCTAGCTCCGTTTAAGACCGCCGCATTAGGGTCGTCAAGATCCATAGTCGATATGATCTCACGATAGGTATCGGCGAGTAAAACCTGTAGATTTTCTAATTGTTCTCGTTTTTTCATACCCCTGTATAATATTGCCAATTAGTGCCGTCGTAAACATATAAACGAACGACATCAGAGGCCATTAAGATCGTGCCTACAGCGTCGCCTGTTCTCGCTTCTATGTTCGCTTGAGTGTCGTATCCCGCCTGGAAGGTAGCATCAAACAGATCCAACGGAAAGTTTGTACCGAATTGAGGAGCGACAAACTCACTCGATGCCTCAACGTTTGAAGGAGGCGGTAACGCGACGGCTACTAATGACATTAAAGGGAAGCAACAGTACCGGTAGCATATACGCTGTAAGTACCATCCACTCGATTTGATACCGAAGCCCTGATCTTTTCATAATGACCGTCAGCATCGCGTATCATAATATTACCTGAAGATGTTATAGCCCTGCTATCAATCGTCCGCCATCCATCGCCTATGTATGCTTCAACCGCGACAGTCGCTCCGCTAGACACGGAATCCGATTCAATAACAAAAGTCCAACCTTTTGAACGCTCGACTGCGAATGCGCTACCCGCTCCCGATGAAGTAACGGATGAAAGCAACGTCTTTTTTTCTAGTCCGAGAAGTCTCATAATATTTAATATAGTAAAAGTGTAGTAGGTTAAGTGTACTTCTTAAAACATATACTGTCAAGATGCATGACTTACCTACTAAGGGTGTCGTTTTTAGTCTCTTAGCTGTTGATCGTGGTCACCACGTCCGTTCATGTTATTTAGAATACGGGTTACCCAGGATTGTAAAAGAGCGGAGGAGCTGAGACCGAGCGTATGAGCGATCCCAGCTACCTCCTTCTTTTGCGAGCTTGTGAGACGAAAAGTTAGGGACACTTGATCTCCTTTTTTACCTTTCGCACTCATTAAGCAAACTCAAGTGTTAGGCCATTGCAGCAGTAAAGTCTGCCAATGAACCAAGATTGTTACCGTCTCCAAGAACAACGTCGTTAGCTTTAACGTCGATCAAGGAAGCACTTCCGTCGTCTCCACTGATGTCAGTAGAAGTAGCACCAGCTGAAGTTTTGTAGAAAGCGAACTTATCTTCACCTTCGTCGTAAACAGCAGCGATGTTACCGTCGTCAGAAGAACCACGCTCAATGATAAACCCAGCGTCGTTACCGTTGTTAGCACTTGAACCAGCTCCGTCATTGAGAAGCATGATAGCGTCTTTAACTTGGGAGTTTGTTGTTTCAAGCGAGGTAGTTGTACCTTGAACAGTTAAGTTACCGCTAAGTACAAGGTTAGTTCCGCTTACGTCTCCAGTGAAGGAAGCACCACTAAGATTAGCTTTGGCAGCGTCAAGAGCAGATTCAGCAGCACGAGCAGTTGAAGCTTCAGAGTCGATGTTCGACTGAAGAGTCGTGTCAGCAGATGCTCTAGCAGTAGCTTCACCACTAACAGCAGCGATACGAGCAGTTTCTTCAGCGTCGATATTGGACTGTAAAGTCGTATCAGCAGAAGCACGTGAGCTAGCCTCGTCATTGATGTTTGTTTGAAGGGTCGAGTCAGCGGATTGACGGGCAGTCTCTTCAGCATCAATGTTGCTTTGGAGAGTTGTGTCAGCACTGGCACGAGAAGAAGCTTCACTATCAATGTTAGACTGAAGGGTGGTATCGGCAGATGCACGAGTACTTGCTTCAGAAGAGATAGCGTCAGCGTTAGTTTTGATCTGTGAGTCGAGAGCTTCGTCAGCAGCAACCAAAGAACCAGCAGATGTGATGTAGTTGGTTGAGGAGTTAGCTGTGTAAGACCCGTCTGATCCAAGACCAGCACCAGTCTCAACAGCGTCTACGGCTGCTTGAAGAGCGGTGTCAGCGGATGCTCTGCTGCTTGCTTCACTGTCAATGTTACCTTGTAAGGTAGTATCAGCAGACGCACGGCTAGAAGCTTCGCTGTCGATGTTAGATTGCAGGGTAGTATCAGCACTTGCACGACTGGAGGCTTCCGAATCAATGTTCGTTTGTAATGTAGCCTCAGCAGCTTCTGCACGTGATTTCTCAACTGCAATAGCACTCTTGGTCGATTGACCGATTTGATAGAATATAGATGATGTATCTGGCATATTAGTATTTATTATTGATGGTTAAAGTTCTTCCATCGGGGCAGTCCACTCTTCGCCTGCTAAAACCTCAAGGATTTGAGCGTGGCTGTAAGTGTCTTTACCTAATAGAAAAGGTGGCATAGCTCCTTCATACTTAACAAAGGTCTTATCTCCCGCAACATTATACCGAAGGGTATTAGCTGAGGTTTCAAGAACGTTATTAAAGTCTACAGAAGGAACTTCCGAAGCGTCAATGATTACGTAGTTTCTCATATTTATTAAGATGGTACTGTGGTTGAGAAAGTAGGACCATTGGTGAGCGTACCGTCATTCCCGCCACTACCCTGATCCGTTACAGTAGTTCCTGTTCCTGAATCGTCATCGCCCATTCTCCACCAAAGCGTAGGTGAGTAAGAAGATAAGTCAGTAGGTACTCCACTGTTGTAAATGGCGGTAACATCAGAATCCGACAATGATGACCCAAAGATAGCTACCTCATCGATGAGACCCGTGTAGTAAGTTGTCCGCTCTTTTCCTACAGCAAAAAACGATGTAGTCGTTGCCAAGGCGTAGCTGTGACTCGTTGACGAAAGTACTGTATCTACACGAGTGCCGTCTATAAATATTTTGTAACCCTTCCCGTCAGTGCTAGAAGTTC